GATAGAGCAACGGCCTTCTAAGCCGTAGGCCGCAGGTTCGAATCCTGCAGGGCGCGCCAATAAAAACAAGGGGTTATCATCAGATAACCCCTCTTTTTTGGCATTAAAAGCCGTTGAAACCGTCAACACAATATCAACAGCTTACACATTGTTTTACACTTTACGACATTTTACACCGTCAACGGATCGTCAACAAAATCAACGCGGCACCGTCTTGTTATATTCCAGGATTGTCCCGTTGCATTTCTCCAGGGCAGCCCGGTACATCTCCAGATTGACCAACATATCCCGCCTCGACTTATCAGTAATACAGTATTCGCCCTGGGGGTTGAATATCACCCCATACATCACAGGATGGTTCTCAGTTGGAAGTGGAGTAGGCTGAATACACTGCTGCCAGCATCCCGTCATTGATAAACACACCATCAAGACCAGGCTTGCGACTAATCCGGATTTTAGTCTGGTTGTCAGCTGATTTTTTGTCAGTTTCATCATGTGCCCTTTCTATGTTGGTGAGCAGATTAATCGCTTCATGGGCTGCGACGATTTCCCTTTTTTGCGCCTCTATCTGCTGTGCCTGCTCTTTAATTACGCGGGGGTTGTGTATACCAAACCACCAGATCAGAGCCAGCCCCAAGAGCAAACAAAAAACTTCAGCAACGATTTTTCTATTTGCCCAGATCCACTGGGTAATCGGCAGCAGGAACACTGGCATTATTGACCTCCATCTTTTTTCTGTCGTCCATTTGTTTCAGTCCTAGCAACGTCAATAGGAACGGAAGCAGCACTGCCAACGTAGCCAGAAGAGCATCCAGTTTATTGTTTATCTGTGCATACCATACCCACCCCACCAGGTTAATACCGGTTACAAGTGCCAGCAACCGGGACACACTCTCGGGACGGTCACTCCGTATCAGGTTGTTGATTGATTCTCTAAATGGTCCCATAACCACCTCCATCATTTATTTTCTTCCAGCTGAAGCTCGATGCATTTCCGGCACAGTATCCGGTACACGATAAAACCTTCCACGCGCAGCGGGACATGTCGCCGGTAGGCTTTGTCATCACCACATCGGCGGCAAGGTTCTTTCAATGAATCACCCCCGGCCATATTCGATTCCTTCCCTGTCCAGGATATCAACCAGGTTATCAAACCGTCGTTGGCAATCCTTTGGGCAGCGCTTGCCATAAACTGTGTGTTCCAGTTTGAATTTTAAAATATCATTGGCCACAACAGGACGCCCCAGGCTCTTCATGTAAGCCGCGAAGCCATCACCCTGAGAACCGTACTGGTTGACGTAATCAGCACTGGCCAGGATGGCACCGGTATCGGTTACGGGAATACTGTGGCGGGCGTAAAAATCCATGGCGGAAAAGATGCAGCGGGAAAGCTGTGCTTCATCATACTTTGCGATAATGTCCGAATACTCCTTTAATCGAGCAGCAAAGGGACGGACATCAATAGTCTGGTCGACAACACCGTGAATCTCACCGGAGTTGAAACCACATTCAGCCAGACAAGCGAGCGCCTGGTTATTGTTTCTGGTATCGAACTGGCATACCCCGAATGACCAACCGGACTTCCCCGAACGGACGCCGTCCGGATCAGAAAAGGTGAAGGCCAGTTTTGTATTGTTGTCCAGCTCATTGACCAAGATCACCAGCCGGAATAGTTCGTTAATTGATTTCATGTTTTCCCTGCCTTTTCCCGTTCAATGCAGCGGGTCTGTATAGATTTTACGTCGCTTTTTATTCCGGATATCTTTTCATCTGTTTCATGCCGATATTCGTCGGACGATTGATAGTGGTCGCGCATAGACAAGACAACATGGTCAATATCGTTAGTGTGTTCAGCAACCGACACCTTCAATCCGTTGATGGTCTTCGACCCTTCGTCGAGGCGGGTTTCCGTCTTTTTGATTCTTTCTACAGTAAGTGTCCAGAGGTACCCGAGTAGCAGAAGCACCGGGGACACCACCGCCCCCAGAATCGAAAACAGTTGTGCCAGAGTTATTTGGATTGTTGATGGTGTCTGTGGATCTGGCATGTCTGTGCTTCTGTCTCATCCGGTATCGTGCCCTGCTTTTTAGGCAATCCCTTATCACTCGTATGATCATATTAAGAGCCTGCGCGGTGATTCCCCCGGCCATATATATGATGGCGTGAGATACGTTCTCGGTCATATTCGCTCCTAGTAAGTAAGTATCCTTGATTCGCTGGGCAAAACTCCTTGGATGATACGCAGACCAGGAACGACCACTGATGCCTGGTTATCTCCAACCCTGCTGATTGTGACGCCCGGGGAAGTAGAGCTGGTAATTGTAATCACCGAGGGCGAAGGATTAAGAATTGTGATCGTCACCCCGTCGGCAAAAGAAACCACAGGGAATAAAACCAGAACCAACGCAATTAGTAGTTTCATCAGTTCACCTCGTTACCGTAGGGCGCACAACTGCTTTGCCCGATATAAGATATGAAACAGCCCCACCACCGGTGGTCTGTCTTAAATCCCATACTCCTGTTTTTCCAGAATGGGCGACAGTCTGATCCTTGGAAAGCCTAACAGCGACCTGTCCGGCCAAGGGAGCGGAACTGCTGGCGCTGAATGTGGCGAATACGATACCGGCCGGAGCAGGGGCGCTTCTAAACTGGGCGGCATAGGTATTCCCGGAGAGATTGACGGCTGCCCCGGTACTATCTGCCAGCTGCAGCGTCAACTGATAGTCTTCTCCAGCCTGTATAACCATGTCATATACGCCTGGGTCAAAGGCATAGGCTGTAAACCCCAAAACTAATGTCAGCAGTAAAACGGTACTGATAATTTTTTTCATACAAACTCCCATCAATAGTGTTTCAAATCTTTTTCAACGATTTTAAAACCAATATACAAGAGCCACAGCAAGACCAATGCAGACAACAGCAGGGCAAGCAAAATCAAGCAGAGAACCTTTATCATCTTTCCATGCCCTCCATTCAAATCCGCAAAACCAAGGGGCGGCGCTGCGGGTGTTATTGTAAAAGCGCTGGATAGCCCGCTGTTCTCCCTGGGCGTGCTCCCGGCCAATAAAAAGCGCGATACCGAAGCAGGCACCGGCAACCGGATTGCCGAACACCCAGCCGATCAGCGTGGGGACAATGGCAAGTCCAACATGTTCAAGGGGTGTCAGATCTATCATTTGGAGCCTCCGGTATTGACGCCCATATAATACGAGCCAGTATTGATAAAAGGCTTAAAGCCACCAGGCAATCGAGCTGCTCCATGCATCACCTCGTCGTAAATGTGGCTTCGCAGTATCCATCTCCAGTGTCTGTCATGCCTGGGCATGTAGCCGTCCATTCTCCGTCCTGTTGATACCGGCGGAAGTTTTCCAACCATATTTTCATTGTGTAGGTCGTGGCTGCGGCAACCGAATAATCAGCAAAGGTATATTTAAGCTGGTCGCCCGAAACGAGATTCAGCGTTTTTCCAACAATGAATTGGTCTGTAGACGATGAAACTGATTTAACGGTTTTGTTGTAGGTAATATATTTGCTGCCCGTCCATTTTTTGCCCGTCCAATAAACGCCGGTCATGGTTGAGCATGTTGTAAAGGCACAAGCCCGTGCTGAATAGTTGTTATAAATTCCGGTAGTGCCACTTGCTGGGACAACTGCTGTTACTGCAAACGGCCTTGGTTCACCACCGATGACCATCCGGCCAGCTGCCGTGACGTAATAGGTGATTTTCCCGAGATAGTTTCTTATTTCCGAAACCCGCCGGTGTTGGCTATTCGGACCCGCCCACTGGCTCGTGTAGGTATTCATGGCCATTTTGACCATGACACCATCACCACCTAATGCCTCATATTTGAACTGAGAACCTGTCAGGTTCCGGTTCCCGCTTGCGTTTTGGTATATATACACGCGGTCGCTATCCTTCATCTTGCCCGCATCAGGGAATTCATAGATTTTTTGTGAAGCTGCGAAGGCGCAGCCGGTTGCCATAATCAGAACCATTATTATCAGGCGTTTCATGTTCTCTCCTTACCAGGTTGTCAGGGCAGTTCTTACCCATGTGTTGGTTGCTGTACAAACGTAAATATGTGTGGCGGTGACTCTGATCTCCCCCAGAGTACCTGCAGCCGTGGCTGATGCCGGAGCAGGATCGAGGGCACGTTTTTTGATGACTCCGCTTAATACCGTTTTGGTAATCGAAGCATTGCCAAGTGTTACTGAATTACTGCCACTGCCGTAAGCATCCTTTCCTATTACTATTTCATTATCGCCACCATTGGCTCCAGCGCGGGCAGATACCCCAATAAAAATTGAGTTGGTACAACTAGGAGCATCCAGATTGCTCGGGCCATAACCATTGCCAGAGTCATTTCCGATGGCAATATTATTGTCACCAGTTGTATGGCTCGTGAATGCGTAATAACCAATACTCACGTTGTTACTCGATGTCGTACTTGTGGCCATTGATGAATAGCCAATAGCAATATTCCAGTTGCCTTGAGTATTTGCCGACATTGATTCGCAACCTAATGCAGTATTGCCATTGCCAATTGTATTGCCGGCCATAGCCCCCTGGCCAAAAGCTATATTTAAAAATCCGGTTGCATTGGAAGCGAACGCCCCCAAACCAAAAACTGTGTTTGTATTTATTCCGCCAGGGCCTTTGCCAATGGTGATCCCGTTTATTACGATATCGTTTTCCAGCAGCATTTGAGCAGATCCCAAAGAAAACAAATATATCCAGGCGTTGTTTACTGCGTTTCGTATCTTCAAAATGGGGATAGCTCCGGATGTATCCACCCAGAACATATGTGCATATGGAGAAGCCGGGGCAGTCGTTCCCCAATTGTTACCGACTAATGCCTGAAAAGCGGCATTAATAGCACCCCGCATAGTCATGCCAGTATCTGCGTCTGTTGCCGTTATGTCGTAATCATGCTGGCTCATCGGGCCCCCTTATATCGTTATGGCTGTGTCGTGTAATTCTACGTTGAAAACGAGTTCTTTAATCTTTACGAAATCGGGATACCAGCGAATAACTTCAACGCTGAATTTTGCCCGCTGGAAAGTGTAATCACCGGCAAAAAGTGGCTGCTTGAATGATGGAGCGCTGCCATCCTGTGATGTGGTGATGTAAGCCTGCACCGTTGATTTCCCTGTGGCACCGTCCCAGCTGGCCATATTGTCAATGCTCTGCACAGAGTCGAATGATGGGATCAGTGCAATCCAGTCACACTTTGCAGATACCCTCACGGTTACTGGTTCAGCAAAACTGACTTCAGTTGCACTGGTATAGATTGCTCCGCTGGATATTGGCGGGGGATTGCCCGGTACCGAATAAGCCTGGTCAATGATCAGCTCTCCGGATGTGACATGGCAGCGGTCTTTAGTACCGGACCAGCCCGTGTGTTCCGTGATGGTAACGTGGTTGGTCAATGAAATCTGGGACAGAATCGCAGAGACAACATAACTGGCCGCAGCCGGAGAATAATGGCCGGTGGTATCGATTGCCTTGATGAAGTATGTGCCGGACAGAGCGGTATTAAGGTTTGCATACAGAGCAGAGCTTCTGATTATCTCGGATGCTCCGTCCCATACAGCACCGTTAGTTTTTGGGCTATACCTGATTACATATTCGGAAACGTCCACATCAGCCACAGACGACCAACTGAAACGGAGCCCACCAGTAATGATCGGGATAGCGTGGAAATTTGTGACATTGGCTGGGGGTGCGGTTTTACCGATGATAAATCTGGAAACCTTGGGAGCCATATCGATCGGCATGGTCTGACCTACGGCGTTGACTGTGAGCGCCGCCACTTCAACGGTCTGGCTGTCAGATACAGCAAAACTGAATACACGGGCATCTTCAGGGCCGCCCAGATCAGTTAGGCCTTTATATTTCCAGGTACCACCTGCAGGACGTGACCAGATCGCTGCCGATCCATAATGGAAATCAATCGGACGATCGAAATCTACATCCAGCATCGTCTCCACAGACCCACCAGCGAGCCGGACAAGATGTTCTGACAGGGCCAGATTACGAACTGCCGGGAAATATTCAAAAGGTGTATAACTGGGGAAGTCCGGGTCCGGGATAAACGCCGGAGTGCCCAGCTGCATCAGATCGTACGATATGGCCAGGCTTTCACTGGTTGGATCGTTGGTGGTCTTGCTCATCACCAGGAAGCGGGTACCATCTGTGAAGCCCTGCCATTCATTTGACGGGCAGGGAAACTGGAGATTATCAACCGCCACGATCTGCCCGGTCTTAATCCCCCAGAAACGCGGAGGGACGTTTTCAACCTTGACGGTGGCCAGTGGGTTAGCAAACCATCCATCACGCCGCTGGGCAAGTTTCTGGATGGCAGTGACCGATAAACCCCACTTGTCCATCCATTCTTTCGTTGCCGATTCCTGCCAGGCTATTTCCGCATTGACGTTGACATACACCAGACCCTTTCCGAAGTCACTGGCGGAGCTGCCGGGTTTACCCGATATCAACTGGTAGTAAATGGTCTGGCGGGTGAAGAGCTCTTTCTGGCCGCCATCTATAGGGCGGAACTTATGAAGTTTGGCATCCAGAGTATCAACGGCGTTGGAGGTGACAACATCATCATACAGCTGCGCGGTTAGTTTACCGTCCGGGCCTTCGACCAGGAATACCCCGGCGGATACGGCCAGTTCATTCAGTAGTTCATTGGCATCCATCGGTTCGGTGATACTACGGGAAACCTGCCAGGCGGGGCCGGATCGGGAACCCGCTGCCAGGCCGGTAAATGATGACCGGTCCAGATATCTATCCGGTACCCCTAACAGATCGGCCAGCTGCAACATGACGTCCATGATGTTACCAGCCAGCGTCAACAGCTTTGGTGGTGCGAATGCCTGCCCGGCAGCGTCAAGGAAGTAATCCGCAGATGGTACCTTGCGGTTAAAGCGCTTCAGGATATTGCGGGTCTTGACAGTGATGATCCGTTTTTCGTGGTCAGCCTGGTAGTCGTACCAGGTACCAACAAAATACGGCTCGTAATCCTGTTCGGACAGTCCCACAAAACCGATCTTGCATATGATAGTTTTGTTTTTGAGGTAGCCGGTTGAGATCATATCCCCGACTTCTTTTGTCCAGTGGAGCTTTGCGGTCAGTTCGCCAATGGTGGCAGACTGGCTGAGATCGATCTTGCTGCTAATAGAGGATATTCCCCCTGGGGCAATGTATGGTTTTGCGCCCTGTATCGGGGTATCCTTATGGGTGGAAAAATAGAGGTACTGGGAGTTGCCGCCGATGACGCGTATTTCGTCCAGGAAAGGGGTATCGGTCCCGTTGGAGGTAATGGCCACAGCGAAATAATAAAAACGGTAAGCTGGCAAGGTTGAGCCGTCAACAACCGTACCCAGATCATTCCAGACACCCACGGTATTACCACCATAGGCATGATACGTGGCCGAGCAACCTGCCGGGACTATATCATCGATTTCCAGACGACTGGCCAATGCGGGTACCGAGCTGAAACCGACAAAGGACGTTGTTAGGCCGCCGGTTGGCAGATAACTAACTAGGCGTGTTTTGCTACAGGTCAGGTGCTTTACCCGGATGTTATAAACTGAATTTTGCCCAACGGTTACCCAGGGGGTGACGGTATAAATATCTTTTAGAGCGACTACGACGGTTTTGAAATCCCAATTACCGGTAGCCAGGTCAGTGACCTGTACCGTAACTGTTGTTTTGTAATGGTCGGCCGCTTCACCCTTTGAGCCGTCCACAACAAGATCCTTCAGCTTCGTCCAGGCTCCGCCATCTTTGCGGCCATGGAGTTCTAATACCGGATTGCCCCGATAGACGTACCCAGTCACAAATGGGTTAGCCATAGAACAGGTACAGGTGAAAACTAGTTCAATGCCAACGGTAGCGGCACCGATGCTGGTGACGGTTGTTTCACCCGAGGCGGTGACAGTAGTGCCCGATACGGAAACAAAAGATACGTTTCCGGAATCACCAGTGACCGGTAGTGGTCTGCGGGTGTATGGCCCCGAATATGGCTCATGGATTGAGTATGAGTCCGCGTCATCCGTATTCATGAAGATACGACCCGGCTCAGTGGATCTGTTCAGATTGGTAAATGGGCTGCAGGCGAGCCAATCATCTTGCGAACTGATCGGGAGCTTGACAGCATCATTATTTTCAATGGAAAGAAACGCTACCGGCTGTCTATTTGCGGCTGATGCCGCTGCTATAAATGCGGGTGATGGCATCAGGCCAGCCTCGATGTGAAGGGTATGGCGGCGATCTTGTGCCGGCCAAGTTTAGAGGGGGCGGAAAACTTGTATTTAGCATCAGCCCAGCCGAAGTGACATTCGGGCTGATCAACATCCGGAACATAGAAAAAAGGCTTCATGGTCTTAATGCAGGCTTCAGCCCAGAGTTGGAACGCAGGGAACATGCTTGTCGGGATCTGGCCGAAGTCAAGGGTCAGGTTGCGCATGGTGGATTGCTGGGATGATCCCAGATACACACCTGATGGAGCTACCAAATGCGTTCCGGTGGGCTGATAACTTTCGGCATCGTGGTTGTCTTCCAGGTACGGCAGGGAGACTTCACGGCAAGCTGCAACATGCATGATTTCGGATGATGCACCGAAACCGGACATGATCAGGCTGATATACTGGTAATCAACGCCCGTGAAAAGCCGATAAGCGGTGTTGAAAGTCGGGGAGTTGATTACCGTCGGGGCCGAAAGCTGGACGTTATCAGAAACAAAATTGTCGTTGCTGCCACGGATCTCCAGGGTGATTCCGTTCAGGTATTGGCCCAGGATCGCCACGGCACCGAGTGGCAACACCAGACCAAGATTGATGTTGATGGTTTTGCTTCCGGTGATATTGGCTGGTTTCCAGCTGGTATCTTCGCAGGCTTCCATGATGTTCTGGGCAGCATATCCGCTGGCAGTATCGGAAGCGGCAGCGGTAGCGGTTACCGGAGCGATTGAATAGATGAAGGATGGACGGCCTTTCATGCGTAAGCTACCCCCGCGTCGATATTTCTGCTCTTCATGTCTTTGAGGATGTCCGGCAGGTTGTCTTCAAACCAGCGACGTTCTCCGATGGGGTTATTGAGGACAATGGTGTATTGCGCGGGGGTTTGTGTCTGTTGTGCCACCGGCTGAGTGACAAGACCATCTGAAGCACCAGCCGAGACACCACCCCCAGAAACGCTGGCCAATGTTCCACCGCCTTCAGGTGATGCGCTCCAGATGCTTTGAAGCTGTACAGCGCCAGCCATAACTGCAGCAGCAGCAGCGGCAGCACCCAGGGCAGGCCCGACATATGGGATGGAAGCCATTGAGCTGTATGCTTTCATGGCAGCATCTGCTGTCGAAATAACAGTTTCACCGGACTTCATGACCTGATACGCGACGAACGCCTCTTTGCTCTTTTTGCCAGAGAGCTGGTAAAAGGAATCTGCAATGGAGGCCATGGAACCAAAACCACCTGCAGCCAGTTGCATTTGGCGGGAGGTTTCCTGCTGCTTCGCTTTGGTGCGCTGCTGTTCGGCATGGATGGTGATCTGGGTCATACGGGCTTCATATACTGCGAAGCTGTCAGTATTCATTGCCCAGCTTTGCTCACGGGCCAGAGCTTCACGGTCAATACGGAGCAATTCTGTTGATAATGCGGACCCCCTCATTTCATCCTGTAGCGCTAAAAATTCACGCTCCTGGTCAAGAGCCAGTTTATAATTTTCGGCCTTGATAGCTGCCCACATCCCGAGGGATGCATTATCGTCAATCAACTTTTGGGTTTTAAGGTTGTCCGTATCGGTCTGGTACTGGACATCAAGCCGGTATAGCTCCTGATATAACTTCGCCCGTTCGGCTTTTTTCTCTTCGGCTTCTTTTTTCGAGTCCTGCCGAATCTTTTCCTGTTCATTTCCATTCTTCGCTAATCCAATTTTGACATCACGGGATTTTTCAATCTCCGATATCTCCGTCCCGATCAGCGCGATGGTGTTCTCTAGGGCGGCCTTTTCAATGCGGTTTTTTTCTTCCTGGAATGCCAGTTCCATCAGCGTCCCAGTCTTGTAGAAATATTCCCACTCGACAATTGATGTGGCTGCGCCTTCCTTTTCGGCCTGCTCACGGGACTTAATACCGGATAACACCGCTTTCAACCTGGCATCCTCGGCAGCCATCAGTCCGGAGTTAGCTTCCTTGTCGTATGGGTCTACAGGGGCGGTTTGGTTGGATGGTTTTTCAGCACGAGCGCGGGGCTGTTTCAATCCCCATAATTTCTGAAGCTGTTCATTTGTGGCAGTGGCTTTGCTGACAATGTTATCGAAGCCAGTTTCACCGGCTTTGGTAACCTCGCCCCACCCCCATTTTGCCCAGTCAGCCGCCTGTTTGAAATCGCCCAAAAGAACGTTGGAAACAACTCCGACCAGAGATTGAGACGTGGCAGAAAATTGAGCCCAGAACGATTTCCAGACTTCCCACAAAATATTGACACCCAGGGTCACACTATGCACAAACGTCATGATGCCTTTCAAGGCACCTTCAAAAAGGAAAAGAGCAGTGGGCCCGACATCGTTGAACCACACCCCCAGGTTGGTGAGGATTGGAAGCAGCTGGTTTCCCACCTGTATTTTCATAGACATGAAGATATCTTCCACGTCATTCATGGCGGCTTTGTATGCCTTGGTGCGCGCTACCGCTTCAGGCCCGACAATGATGTGCAACTCCTCTGCTTTCTTGCGGGCGTCGTCCATGGCTTCAGCGGTCAACTTGAGTAAGCCACGGGCATCATTCCACCCTTTACCGTACAACTGTAGGCCAGCAATCTCACGATCACGGCCTTCCTTGACGGTCAATAGCTTGGCGTTCACATCGGTCATGATATCCAGCGTCGATCGCTGTTGACCGTTGGCATCCTTCAGGGCGATACCGTAGTGCTCATAGACCTCTTTATTCTTGAGGGTGTTTTTCGTGAGGGCAGCAGATCCGGCGGTCATATCTTCCATGGTCAGGTACACATCACCCAGGGCCAGATTTAAAACACTGGCCTCTTCCGTGGTGATGCCCAGCATCTTGGAAAGCTTCATGGCTTCGCCGGTCCACTTGTTGGTCTCGTTGACGACATCTTTGAACATGGCACCACCGGCCAGCACGGCACCGATCATGCCGACAACCCCGGTCAACTTGCCGAGTGTGCCAGAGACGTTGGCCACAGAACCTTCGAACATCTTGACCTGCGCTTCCGCCTTTTGCATGGCGGAAACCAGGCCGGTGTTGTCGCCCTGCATTACCAGTTTGGAAGTGACTTCTTTATCAGCAGACATGGCTGGCCTCGTGGTTATGCTTTGCTGTTATCCTGTGCCCACTTTTGCTGCAGCTGTCGGAACCATTCGCTGTTACGTTCACGGCGGACTATTTCAACTGCTTTCAGAAATCGGGGCGACTGGTCCAGGATGGAATATTCAGGCTCGGGCAGATGGATTATTTCTCCAGCTGCGTTGGTACACATATTGACAATCCGCAAAAGCTCCCATGTTTCGCCAGTGATCACCGACAGGGGGCATGCGAAAAACTTCAGGTCTTCAATCTTCTTTTGCCACAGGTAGTGGTAGTCTACCGGCACCTGATCCCATTCATCACCGATCAGGATTTCATGCAGCAACCGCTGATGGTTGCCGCAGTTTTGTTCTTCCCTTTGTTCATCGCTGCAGCCGCTGCACTCGAAGGGGCTGCCGGAGTGGCCGGAGCAGATCAGAGACCATCTGACCCCGGCAAAAAGTTTTTTTGCTCACCTTCGCTCAGGATCTCTTCCGAACGTAGCGCGGCGATCACGTCCTGTACTATGCTGCGGGGCGCTTCCTGCCGAAACCCTTCCCAGCAATTCAGATCTTCATTGGAGATTCCTTCAACTTCCAAGCCTTCAACACCATGGAACTTCTTTTCCAGCAATTCATTCAGGCGCTTTTCACTCAGTTCCTGCGCTTTGTCCGGGCTGAATTTCTTCATGGCCAGGAACATGGCACGTTGATTGGCGTCGTCTTCATCGATGGTGATCACCGTCAGCTTGACAACGATCTGATCTTCAGCCGGGAGCCTGCGGTTGGAAACGGTTTCGCCATCAACTACGGCTTTGAAGTCTGGTACATAACGGTATACATGGCGGTTGTTTTTGACTTTCACTGTTGCTCCTTTGCAGCCCCCCTCCGGAGAGAGGGGCTTATATGGTTAGTAAACCAGTTTAGCTACGGCACAGGCATTGACGGTCAGATCGACCAGGCTTTCATACTTGAACTTGATCTTGGTTTTACTGCCGTCGTTCTTGCGATCGACAGCATCGTTGCTGATCTTTCCTTTAGGGACATACAGCAGCAATTGGCGAGTCTGGGTTGTGGAACCGGCGACCTCCCCGCTGTCAACCTTCAACATCAGAGCGGCATACTGGATGGCGGAAAAACGGGCGAACCATGCATCATATGAAGACCAGCCGGAGGCAGGGTCGCTGAAATCGATGGTCCATTCTGCGGTGATCTTCCATGAACCGGTTCGCTCGGTAACGCTCGGGCCGTCTTCACCATTCATCTTGAACTTGTCATCAATGCCAGGCTCGAACTTGACGGTCATATCGTCGGGCTTGAACTGCGGCATGGAGCCGGGGGCGATATCGGTATAATCGGGAGCGGTCCCGGTCAAAGTTGCGCCGGTACCCAGGAAGCATGTCAGGTTGCCGGATTTGAAACGACGGGAAGCAGGAAATGACATTCCGGCGACTTCAGCCTGCTCCGGGGCGCTGATCCACGGTCCACCGATGAAATCAAGCTTCATGTTGACATCTTCGCCACCCTTGAAGTTCAGTTCTCCACCCTTGATGCGGCCACCGATAAACTTCTGATGGTAGGTGGTCCCGGCCTTGTCAGTATGTGGAAGCAAAGCGATCGCATTATCGACCAACGGAGCTGCCACATCGAACATCTCCGAGATGGTTTTGAACATGACCTTGTTCGCGGTGGCATCAACAACGGACGGAGCCGACTTGTATCCGAACAGGAACTCAAGCAGCAGGGCCAGTTCTACGGAAGGGAACACGCGGGCTTCCATTCCGTACTTCCATGCGGTTGATGTACGGTCATGGGTGGCATCTCCCTGGGCGGTGTCCTGCCCTGCCCATTCACGGACAACCTCTTCCTTCACATCCAGATCTGGCTCAAGTTTGCCTTTGATCTTGTAAAACTGGTACGTGGGCGATCCGTTCATCGCGTTGCGGGCTGTTTGGCGGCTGATAGCCATGTATTGTTTAGCTGGCATCTGCGATTACCTCCTTTGGTTTGGGATCGAAGGCGGCGGGAACGGCAATACCGTTGTCCACGTATGCCTGCATCAGCTCATCAGAGCCGTCCTTTGGTGATTCTAGCGTGTCGCCGAGATTGACAATCCTGCCGTCGGCAAGTTCACGCAACTGGGTGAATTTAATTTTCATATGGCCCCCTTGTCGGTGGTGTAATGGATCAGTATGTCAACAGTACCGGCAGTGATAACGTCGCCGGTCTGGGTTATATCGATTTCATGTGATTCGATAGTTGTGCCGTCGGCGTATCCATTCCAGTTGCTATTGAGGTTGACGCAGCGGGCAACATCTGCCAGCAGGTTTTCGGCTTCAGCGGCAGTGATCCGCGAAGATGTATGCATTTCGATTGTTACGGGTAAGGTGTGCTCATCGTCGCTGATGTTGTGGACAATCTCGGCTTTCTGGTCACGGACATTGAAGGCGGGTAACTCGGTTATGCTGAATGGTTCTGCATCCGTGTCACGCTGCCGGTCAACCAGGTTGATATTACTGGTATACCCATTGGCAATTTTGACCATGCCCAGGCGGTATTCCAGATCATCAAGAATATTTTTACGGGCGGTAAAGGCCATGTCAGATCCTTGTTAGTCCGACGATGACAAAACCGGTCCCATCGGGCAGCGGCTTGACCATGCGGAAGGTTTCACCAGCAACCGTCAATGTAGCGGTTTTGAGGTTTACACTGGCCAGTAATGACGCTTTCATAGTTGCCTGTGGCCGGTCGGTCAGTACGCCCATTTCGTTCAGGCTGTTCGGGCGATACTTCACCTTGACGCTGGTGGAGTTTAGCAGAGCATCACTGCCAACAGCGTCAAGGATCGTGTCCATATCTTCAACAGAGAACTGCATTATACTTCTTCGTCTTGTTCTGCAGCATCGGCAGCATCGGCAGCAGCCTTTGCAGCGGCTTCAGCATCAGCAGCGAGCTGCTCATCAACAAGGATCTGGGCGGCGGCTGCGGCATCTTCGTCAACATCTGTCGAAGCACGCTTCATCAGGATCAGCTTGCTTGCTGTTTCCTCATCGATGTCGATCACCTCGCCTGCTGGTGTATGCTTGCCATCAATCAATATATTTTCAGTGATCTGTACAATCACGGCGACCTCCTTAATAGGGTAATGCCGGGACGGTATCACCCGCCCCGGCTGGTTGTTACGGTGTCAATGCGTCGAGCATTGCAGCGAAGGACTCAGCGCGACGGATGGCGAAGTCTGCATCCTGAAGAACACGGACACGAACGGTGCCAGCTGCTCCACCAGTGTAAGGATCAACGAGAACATCCAATCCACCCCAGAGACCAAACAGAGCATCGGCAAAGTTGCCGAAGATGATCGCGGAACAAACGGCACCAGAAGATCCCTTAACCAGGTTGGATGGGACCTGGTTTGTTGCTACTGCGCGGTATCCATTCAGAATACCTTCGCCAGGCTTGTCTCCGTTTTCCCAGATGAAAGGCAGGTTTGTGGCCTTCTGAGTAGTTTTGAGAGTTCCACGGGCTTTAGCGGTGGTCAGATAACCAAGGCGACCGACATCGGCATTACCAACAGCAACAGCTGTTTCAAGTCCGACAATATTTGCCCAAGTTGGTGCCAGGCCGTTAGTACCACCGGCAACAGAACCGATGCCAGCCTGGTTGATGATACCGCGTGGCTGGTTGGATGCACCGGAACCATTGATACCGGCATAGTCCAGAGCCAGAGCCAGAACTGTTGCCAAGTCGGAATAGACCATATTTTGAACGTCGATGGATGACTGGAGCAGCAATTTACGGCTGATATCGGTGAATGTACCGACTGTTTTGGGGGCCATAGGAACCTGACCAAGAACCTGCTGGCTCTCAGTTACAGCGGTGTTTTCAGCCACCCAATATGCTGTAGCTCCACCGGACTGTTTCGGGATGGCGATATCTCCCACGAGGCCGGACAGGATCGTACAACCCAGTTCCTGCAGATACATCTTGTTACGCAGCATCTCGATAAAGCTAGCTCCCATTACGGTGGTCTGCTTGGTGTATCCGCCATCGGCTGCAGTACCAACAGTCAGGTCTCGTTTCTGGACATCCATCGGGATGTAGAAACCCTGCGGTGCTTTACGAAGATTGTCAGAGACAGCACGGGAGCACTCGAATTCAAACTTTGCTGCTTCCTGGGCAGCACGGTCACCGGGGTTGGCAAGGGCATTGATGGCACGCAGCACATTGAACTGCTGTGTCTCACGGGTGGACAGGCCGATCTCTGCAGATACCTGCACAGGGGAGGCTGTGAACAGTCGCTCCATGGCGGCAGCGCGGAACTCTTCCAATCCCTTACCTTCCGAGATGAATTCGCGGGCCATTTCCATAAGGGCATCGGGACGTTTTGCGGCGATGGCGAGCATTTCGCGGACATCGGCCTGGGCTTCTTTACGGGCATTAGCGATAAGGACGATTTTTTCTTCTGTGGTCACTGACATGGTTCTTTCCTCCGTTGATGTGGTATTGGGGTCACAACTACTGGTTTCAGTTTCGATTTCGGTTTCTGCCGGTTCGGTTACTTCCTGCTCACATTCACAGGTCTTGATCGTGATGGCGATCTCCTGGTCCTTCCAGGTTGTTTCACTGCCACGACCAACACCGCTGCCAACATAGTCAGCTGGTACCGATACCATGCTGATTTCGTATGGCTCCCAGTCTGTGATCCGGTACGTTGCCACGTCGTCTTTTTCAGACTCAAGAACCATGGCGTGGATAATGTATCCGACGCTGACATTGGTTCTGATTCCGTCGAGTACGTCCTGGTATTCCTGCTCGGCACGCCCGCTCTTCCCAAAGCGGACATCGGCACGCGCCACGCGGTCCGTTCCAATAGAAATACTTTCGACAATGCCGACTTGAAGGCGGGTGTCGTGGTCACAAAGCAGGGGAGCACCGGCAGACAATCTTCCGGTACGCATAGCCCCAGGGGACATATCAAGAATTTCAATCCCCCAGTAGCGTTCAACCGGCTGCTCGCTGGCAAAAGCCAGGGCGACAGTACGGCTGTCTTGTTGTACGGCAGCACGGTCAAGCGTGATGCTGCGGGTTTGTGGTTTGAGTTGGATGGTTTTATCTGCCATGTCGTTCTCCTTATGCGGCTAACAGCCAGGCTGTTATTTCTTCAGCTTCTCTTTTTCTGCGTCTGCGGTGATATGATCTCCAGATATCCATTTCCATGCTGCAGGTATCCGGGGCCTCGCTTGCTGCCAGGTCTCCCGATATCGAAACACCACCAAGCATGTGGCACGCGTCCGGGGCTTCCGAGGCATTCAGCCTTCCATTGGCCGGGTCAGGAAGATACGGAACACGGGGAGCAAGAAAACCACCCCCGCCACCGTAAGAAATAACCGGGGCCCCGCCTTCGATAGAGCCATTAATGGTGGCGATATCGGGTTGATCGGTGGCAGCCAGGTTACCGCTGATCTGGATGGCACCATTGATGGCTGCCGTGTCCGGATCTTCAACCGCTGCCAGCGTACCGTTGACACTGCCATCGCTTAAAATGCCGGTGAAGGCGGCAGTATCCTGGAGGTCGGTGACGGCCAGTGACCCGCTGACCAGAATGGAACCGGTAAACGAGGCGCTGTCCTGAATATCTGAGGCTGTAAAAGAACCGCTTACGGAAACACCACCAGAAAAAGCGGCGGTATCGATTGTGTCTGTTGCTGCCAGGTTGCCTTTGACCAACACTCCGGCTGATATGCTGGCTGTATCAATCGTGTCGGTGACGGCCAGTGAACCTGATACAAAAACATTTCCGGTGATGGCGGAGGTATCAATTGTGTCTGTTGCTGCTAGATCACCGTTGACGGTACTGGACAGCGCTTCAATAGTTCCCGTGAAGTCGGCAGTATCGACCGTATCAACTGCAGCCAGGTTGCCGGAGACGCTGACAGTGCCGGACATGGCAGCGGTATCAATCGTGTCGGTAACTGTCAGGTTGCCGCTGTCCTTTACCCCGCCCGATATGGCAGCGGTGTCAACTGTGTCGGTGGCGGATAGCGTGCCACTTACCTTGACCCCGCCTGATATGGCGGCGGTATCTTGGATATCTGTGGTTGTTAAAGAGCCCGTTACAACTATTCCACCAATAATGCTGGCGGTGTCTTGTGCTTCTGTTGCTGAGAGGTTTCCGGTTATCGAACCACCAGCAGAGGCAATATTGAACGCCGAACTGAATGCTGAACTAAACGAGGCCATGACTTAGTAGTCCGATTCGAGATACCACTTGTTCAGCAGCATAGTGGCCGCTGCAGCCGTCGCATTGTTTGTCACCCAGTTCTGCACAGCCAGCAGAGTTGATGCTGCCGGGATATTGCCAGATATTGTTCCGGTGACTTGTGCATTCGTTTCAAGGTTGGTCACTCTGTAACTAATTGAAGATGCACCTGGTGCGCAGAACATCACGAACTCGAAAATATTGGAGTTGTTCACTGCAAAGCTTGTGGCCCCGAGGTCAACCGCTGCGAATGCCAGAGAACCAGTACCGGCTACAATTAAGAGATTTCCTGCCGTTCCAGTAAGGTTATAAGCAATGCCGATCCTCGCCGTGGTTGCTGCAGCGGTGGGGTCAACATTGGTTGCCGCAGTGGTCGACGCCCACAATCCATGAAACTGGCGCTGACCTGATACGATCGTTCCACCAGCTCCGAAGCGAACCGAGAAGAAAAAACCGGACTGGATATTGGCTTCAAAGTTTGGAGTGATACAGGTGCCCATGTTGCCTGCAGTGGTACCGGACGCGATACCGGCCCATCTGGCTTTGGCTTTTACGGTTGCACCGGTGCCCATTGCAATGTTTGTTGCTGTTCCGGCGTTGGTGATACATCCCGGTGGGAATGCAGCAAAATGGGTAGTCACGGTGGTTCCCGATGCTGCCGGAGAAGCACAAATAATTTTATTAAATCCCAAAAAAGGCTGGAATGGTGTGTCTACTCCGGAAGGACCCATCCATTTAGGCATAGTCCGGCCGCCAATATTTTTAGCGTAAAATTGGAGCATGCCTGCTTTGGCTGGTGGGTCGGTGGTTAGCGGTACATAAAAATCAATAGCATCGTTCGGGCATTCATCGTACACCTGGCAGATAACCCAACCGGCACCGTCCCAAACTATTTTCATACCGGCACCAACCAAGGCAGCGCCAGACCACGGCAGAGTATATGACGTAGTGCCCGAACCTCCGGTAAAGGTTGCAGATATTGTCAGTGTATTTGTAGTTGACCCCGATACGCTGTCGCAAACAAGGTCGATAGACTGACCAACCACAGATCCATTTGCTACAGTGGCAACATCAGCATCATTGTCGCCGTCACAGGTGATATCGCAACGCTCTACATAAAGCACCTGGCTGGAAGCGCCTACAGTTACAGTCAAAGGTACTGCGGTGCCGGGAGTATGCACCGCTGCACATGTTGATGTTATGGGAGTATGGGCGGCGTTCCACTCGTTTGCATCAGTGATGGTTGCATCACCGCCTTGGGTTTTCCCATTTATGAAAGCGTGGTGGGGCATGGTTTACCCGTGTGTAAGTGTGCCGGAGTTGATGTTGACTATCTGACCTACGGAGCTGATCGTGGTGGTGTCAACGATGATGTCTGAAGCGCTGGTCCCGACTGTCAGACCAGAAACAACAACAACATCGGCTGATGTTCTCAACTCTGCTTTTGCCAGGGAACCTACCGCAGCGGAGGCAACCGACAGAGGGGTTCCGCTGAGCGTTAGGACGTTACCGGAAACAGTACCGGCTGTGGCTGGCAGTACTTCAGTTGCCAGTACACCAGTGGCACCGGAAAGAGCCGATGTACCCAGCACCAGCTTGGCACCGGAACCCAGCGCGGTAACGACCGCTTGCATGCGGGTGGTTTTGAGTGTTGCTGAATAAATGACGGGCATGGTTTATTCCTCCTGTTCTACAACTTCGGAACTTATTATTTCACCGGATACAGGATCTCGGTGATGGGTGACGGTTTTACGGACTGAGCGCTTGGCAGGTTCGGGAATGTGGACATTGATATCAGCCGGAGCATTATTGACTGTGATGATTGGGGCCGGAGATTCCCTCTTTGCCAATTCACTGATCTGGTCAGATACCTTCTGGAACGCTTTGGTGTTTTCGGTTTGCTGTAGTAGCGCCTGTTCTTCCTGTGCAGTGACGGTTGCATTATCAACCGGGGCGGCCGGCATATCTTTACGAGCTCCGTTGAAGGTCATGGAGACATCGAAGGCACGAGCCTTGATCGCGGACTCTTCCTGCTGCATCTCATCGAGCAGATCCAGATAATCATCACCACACTCGGCGCTGATCCGGGTGCGGGTGGTGAGTCCATATTCAAGAGCGACCTTTGATGCGGTGATGTCCTTGAGAGGATCAACCCATGTCCAGCCGCGCGGAACCCAGCAGGGTGAACAGAACTTGTCAAACTTGCTGTAAGGTAGGACGTTGCCGTTTCCGAAGGCCAATAGGCCAGCCAACAACTGTACTTCGAGCCAGTCCGTAAAAATATTTTCGTTGAAGGTCTCGATCATCCAGTCCTGAATTGTTCTCCAGGTGTCACGATCAGAAAGTTCTCCCGTGCGGGAGCTCGTGTAGTTGACATTGGCAAGGTCGCTGGCCAGATGGTGATAGGAAACGTCCAGGGCTGATGCGAAACCTTTGAGAGTACGTGCCATGAAGGGGTCGAAATCACCGCCCGGCTCACTGGGATCAAACTTCAAGAACTCATATCCGGGGGGGAGCTGTTCGATCATGCCCGGCTCAACTTCGCTGATCAGATCGCCATGGTCTGTTTCTTCTCCAGTTAAACCACCGTCATCATTCTTAGGCGGAACGAGAAAGCCCATGCGGCTGGCAGATGTACGCTTGCTGATAATGGCAGCTTCAACATAGGCACCCATATTATCAACATCATCGACGGCGGCATGCATCCAGGGCACCCCACGGCCTTGACGGGCACGTTCGGGAAGATAGGCGTGGATAATATCGGCGGCAGCGATGCGCTCGTAATGCTGGGCATTGCGGCTGTAGGTATAATCACCGGGATGCTTGACAAGAATGTGATAGGCCACAGCACGGTCCCAGCTGTCATACTCGATAGCCATTCGGATCTCGTTGCCGTTGCTCAATACTGCGTTGTAGTTCTCATCCAGGTGATCAGGCTCGAAGAACTGAAGAGCAAATTTGTAGGGGTTGGAAAAGTTGCGAACCTTGCGGACGATGATTTCACCATCGGTGGCGACGGTACGGATGAAGAGGCGCTGGGCATCCTTCCAGGACAGTTTCCCGGTTACGTCACAGCAACCGATTTTGCCCCAGCGGGAAAACTGCTCTTCAATCATTTTATTTGCCAGGTCGTCCATCTTGCCGTTGAAGTCCTTGGCTTTGTTCTGCAGATGTATGCCGTTAGGCCCGACAACGTTTTTGACAACCATGGTGATATACTTTTTGGCGTAGCCATTATTCTGGTACAGGATGCGGCAGCGGTTCCGCATGGTACGCAGCGACCACCGCAGTTCTGCATCCATGCTCTTTGACCAGCTGGCCAGACTCATACCGAAGTCACCAGCGGAAACGTTTTTGACACGTCCGGCAGCATAGGCACGGGTTTCGGCTTTTGGTACCGGCAGGTTCGGAGTGCTGACCGCGCCGAAGCGTTCGGCTATTTTTGAGAGGATTCCCATTATCGCGTGAACCTCGTGACGATCTTACGACCGGAGTTTTTACCCTGTGCTATGCGGGCAACCTGCTGCTCTTTTCGATATTCAACGTTGTACCTGGTACGGAGATCGAGCAGCTCGGTGGCGGTCATCTTGACCAGTGTTGTGCCGTCAATGGTGATCTGCTGGTCACCCTTGCTGGCCCGGCCTTCGATAACGGCTTCGATGGAATCCAGAACACGTTTGACATGGGAGCGGCCATCGTATCCGGCAGCGGCCTGCACAAGGTCTGGCTGGATGATGATCTGGCCGGAGTAGATGGTGACGCGGGAAGTTCCGTTGGTGACATATCCTTGAACGGTGTAGACGCCATCGGTGTATGATGCAGAAATTAAAGCGGTGATGGTAACAAGGTGTTCAGAACCAATACCGGCAGCAGCAGTTACATCAATTGCCACCGGACCACGGAGAGCGTAATGAAGAACCCAGCCGCCCGAGGCCGGATAGTCCGGCAGGGAGCGTGACCAGGTAATGGTATCGCCAGCTGTTATGACGGCGGGTTCTATGGAAAGGATCGGTAAGCTCATGTGACTTACGATGAACAAAAAAAAGTGGAAAGGACAGACACCCCTTTCCACAGATTTCCAGACTTTTCCGCTTTTTCCACAAATTTCCAGAAATTTCCGTTTATAAAACCTACCCGCGACCCCATTCCTCGGGCTTTAACTGCCCTTTTTCTTCAAATTCTTTTACAGACTTTTTCGTGAAGCTGATTCCACTCCGACCCACCAGGTGATGGGGCCGCCACACAACGAGGCAGGTTTTACCCGTCAACCACCAGTTTTTCACGGTTCGCACCGATACTCCGAACCGCATTGCAACCTGTCCAATTGTCATATAATCAGCCACGCATTCCCCCCCTGAATCCACTTACAAAGCCGCCTGATGTGCGTTGCTTCCGTGGTTTTTGAATTTTATCTTCTGCTATTTTTTCCGGCTGTTTTGTTTCGCTGATCTTTTCTCCGAGTGCTTCTTCGTACCTTCGCTCCATTTCCTTGCAATGCCTTTCCAGCTTGAATCCACGGTTGTATAAAATACCGAGCGCTGCATAGGCATATACTCGACAGTCAAGCGCCTCGTTTCGAGGTCTTGTTTTTTTCCAGTAATAGGTTGCCAGCCCTCGGTACATGGTTTTGTACTTGCGCTCGCCAGTCAGCTGGGCGAAGTATTCGAGACCGTACTGGTCGACACCGGCTTCCTGGTCGCCCTCGGCTTCGAGGTGTGGCCAGTGACAACACCCAGGGCCACCGCCTACAATAGCAAGGCGGGCAGCGATACTGCTCTTTGCTGTGTAGGTTCCCACGATGAACGGTACGATCTTCTTTTTGTTCTTGGTGCTGGGGTTGTTGACCAGGGGGTGACCCATGGCACCCTTGTCGCCTTTGACGGCATAGATGTTCCGGTTCTGCCGGGGCTGTACATACTTGTGAACGTGATCGGTGGCGAAACCGCTGTCGATTGATACGCTGGAGACCCGCAGCATGATGCCCGACTCATGCTCGAACTGTTCCTGCAGCACGGCGTCCAGATCGTTCCAGACACCAGGCTTGAAGGTATCGCCCCACAGGATGATATAGGCCAGACTCCATGACTCTTCACCCTTGCCCCAGCCGACTATTTCAACCTCGATACGGTCGCCCTGAATATCAACACCGGCTGTGATAACAGTGACACCCATGGGGGCCGCTGCAGCGTACTTTTCGCGGCGGGCATGTAACTGCTGCTCCGGTACGTTTTCAACGGCATCCTCTTCCCACGACTGACCGGCGACGGTGTTGCAAAATACCTTGAGGGTGGCGCTGTCTTTGGATGCCTTGAACCATTTGTCAATGATGGCCGCCCAGGATACAAACGGACTGTAGAGCTGGGAGAGACCATCAAAACCGGCAGCATTGCTGAATGGTCGTGTGGCTTCCCACTGGCCAGCCCGCAGCATCTCCATTTTCTCGTGATGCTTCATTTCCCCATTGCAGCTTTCACACTCGAACCACGCCTGATGGTACCGATCAGAAGGCCATCTCAACCTGGAAGGAAGTTTCTTTGGGTCCGACCAGTCGAGAACCTGCATCGTCCCGCAGCGCAAACAAGGGATCTTGAAAAACCGTTGGTCGGTGTCCTGCATTGCCAGATCGATGCGCGATGATCCGGAGATCGATGGCGAGCTCGTGAGAAATATTTTCTTATCCGGGGCATTGGCGGAACGCTCGATGGCCAGATACACGGGGTCACCTTCACCGCCGACATCAGCATCGTATCCATCGATATCGTCACAAATGATGATGCGACGGTGCACCATACGAAAGTTGGTGTGAGACTTGGCACCGGAGATGATCAGATCGCCCCCAGGGAATGCTTTTTCAAGAATGGTGGACCCACTCTTTCCGGCACGGGCTTCGTCTACTTTTGCAAAGAGCGCCGGGGTTTCTTCAATAGTCGGCTGCAGAATCTTCTTGGAGAATCGTTCGGCCAGTCCATCGGTCTGCTGGACGTACAGAATCGGGCTGGGGTCATAATCGATGTAGAACCCGAGCGCGTTCAATATGGCTTCCGTTCCACCTATACGGGCGGGCTTGCGGAAGACAATGGTTTCCACCTGGGGATCATTGAAACAATCCATGATCTCTTTCAGATATGGAGTGCGATCGGTACGCCAGCGGCCCGGCTCCGGAGAGACACGGCGGGAAACATAGCGGAACTCATCAGCCCACTGGGAAACCGTGAGCATGGGAGGCGGCATCAGGCAGGGCATGCATGATGCTATGAGTTCGGAAGCGGTTTGCATTTATTCAGATGCCTTGATGTTCCAACTCCAATGATATGCAGGTCTGTCATCATCTCCGCTGGCATAACGCACAACCATTGGAGTGATACTAGGCACCATATCGCCTTCCTTTATTTGAGGAAGATCTGGACCTTCTACAAACAATCTTACTGTGCGTGCTGCGAAATCCCAGTTTGCTCCTACTATTTCATGGCCTTCCGGCATCATTAAAGCCTGTTCTAACAACAAAGGGGACACTGTAAAACTTGCCATCTTTCTGGTGGTCATTCGGGTGAAACCTCCTGTGATGAAATGTGGTACTGGGAAAGTGTGGAGAGACAATCACGCAGTTCTCGTGTCAAGACCTCTTCCACTTTGTGCTGGTCGGTCATCATGGCCAGCTGGCTGGAAAGCTTGCGGGGGATCAGCAGCACGCGAGAGCGAAAGGTGACCAGCATGTTCTCCAGCTCACGCTTGACATCTTCCGAGTTGACCAGCAGCCCTTCCTGTTGCTCGACCTTCATACGAAGGCGACGGTTTTCAAGCTGCTTTGCTTCGAGGCTGAGTTTATCGGTGCTGGTTTCTTCAGAGCGCTGCGGGTTGTTGATCAGGTTGGCAGCGGCGTATGCTTCCACATCAGCCAGGGAGAATGTGCCGTCCGCCAACGGAATCAGCTTCCGCTGTTGGATATGAAGCGAAAGGGTTGAGTCATTTGATTTCCACCCCTGCTCTACCAGGTGTTTGACAATGGCTTGCTGAGTGGCAAACAATTCCGGTACCGGGACAGGTTCGGGGGTATTGCCCTGAGTTATAGCGTCGAGCTTCCCGATCTGCAGTAAGATGCTCATAGCAAGTTTCTGGTTTCCGGCCGACTTGGCTGTCTGGTATTCGGCTATAAGTTCGGAGCGGGGGTCAAGGGTGGTCATGTGGCCTCAGTAGGTGACGCAGATATTAAGCAGGGCGGCAGCAGCCCAGTAACCAGTTTTACGAACATCGCCATGGCAGGCATACACAATGGCAGCCAGGATGCTGAGTGCGATCATGATATTGGGCAGCATGCGGGGGCTAAACATAATAACCACGCTGCCGGTTCTTTTCGATCACCAGGTCATGCAAAATAGAGACGGAGACCTGTTGACGTTGCTCGAGTATCCTCAGGAAGGTTTCCAGCGAGTGGATCACATCAAGCGCTTCCTCTGCGACTCTCACGATGGACTCATTGTCATACGCTTCACAGAGTTCCTTCACTTCGCTGCGGACGTGATCAAGCTGGATGAATGGAGAATTACAGGTGAATCTTGTTTCAGGGAAACGATATGCCGGGCCTTTTGTACTCACGGTACCTCCTGGGTGACTGGTTATAATTACCCCCGCCGTCCTCAGTTTACGTAGATTTCACAACACGCTCTGCAGGCTTGGTGGTCACGGCGGGGGGTGCTACGCCTCGACTTCTTCGACAAACTCTCTTCTGATCCTGTCGTTCATATCATCCAGTACCGCTGAAGCCTTGCTGATCAGCGCCGGAGGGAATGCATCATGGCGATAAATCTTCATCAGCTTGAGCACCTGGTTCAATGCTATATCCATGCTTTTATATCTGGTGGTACCGGGCCGCTCATCGATACGCACACTTTCCATGGCTGCCAGGGCGATGCTGATCAGGACGGCTTTTTCTTTATCGTGCATCATGCCGATATCCCTCCAACGCTTTCGGAGCCTTCTTCATCAGGGACCAAACAATCAGTAAATTTTGCCAATCCAGCCAACACAACATTCATAGTTTTTTTCGGGAGTTTCCGGTCATGGAACCATTTTATGGTATCAATAACCGCTGCGCTTATGGCGGCATATCGGGTATCAAACTTTTCAGAAAATTTAGGCCATGCCGCATAACCACTTCCTTCTTGAGACATCGACAGGCTCCGGCCGAAATACCATTTTCCGGAATCCCCTCGCGAAATGGTAATCTCTATTTTTACTCCACACGCTTTCGGCAAAGTGATGAAATTACGTTCGAACTTTTCATGGGTAACTCCGTCGTTTCCTGTGTCTGGATGCTTCCGGAATGCGATCATTTCTTCTGAATTCCAGTACGTGCAATCCATGCAGTTGTTACATACCGTTGGGTTCCAGATCGATAGGTGCTTACAACCAGGAATGATACCGTCACGCTCAGCTATTAGTCGGCGCTGCTTATCGTTGAACGATTCTTCTGTCAGTTCCGGTTCAGATCCCCAGTCCAGCAGATCCATCTGGACAAAATCTTTCGCCATTTATTCAGCCCTCATCGGCATTACGATTGCCTGCGGGAAGTCGCTGCCCACAGGGTTGATGATGATCGGAGAGAGTGCGTCGGTGATCTTGATTTCAATCTGGTTGCTGCTGATGTTGCTGAGCGCCTGCATCATATAATCGACATTGAAGGCCATGGCCGGTGGATCATCGGTAAACTCTGCGGTCACATGGTCGTTTGCTTCAGCTCCTATTTGTGGCTGTGCTGTTGACACACCGACAACACCATTTGCAGGCATCAAGTTGATGCGTCTACTTTCTTTGTTGGTAAGAACGCGGCAGCGCTCCAGGGCATCAAGTAACGGGCTACGGTTGAGAATGATTGTGTGGATCGGGTTCTGTGGTATCACCCGTGCCACTGGCGGGAACTCCCCTTCCACTAATTGAATCGACAACCGCTCATCACCCAGGGAGACATACAGGGTGTTACCAACAACTCCGAGGACAGCAGGATCTGAACAGGATAGCTTGGTCAGCTCTGCGATTCCTTTGGCCGGTACGATCACCCCTTTAAGCAGGGCAGCGGGGATTTCCTGCGGGACTCTGACATCCTCATCCGAACCGATGAAGACCCCTTCCGTATCGAGGCACAAACGATGGCCGTCGGTTGCTGATAACACCGCGAACAGTTCGCCTTCCAGATCGTGCTCCAGCTGCAGGAAACTTCCGTTTAATGTGTGCTTCGTTTCATCTGTCGATTGGCAGTACGCGACATGCTTGATGGTTTTGACAAGTTTGCTGATATCGATGGTCAGCTCTTCGCCCTGCTCTATTGCAGCAGTGGGGTACTCTGATGCATCCAACCCCGACAAGGTGAACGAGACGGTACCCCCAGTGATCTTGGCAGTGCAGTCGCTGATATAAAAAACTACTTCTCCCGAAGGTATCAGCTTGACGCATTCATTCAGAGTCTTGGCAGGGAGTAGTATGCTTGATTCAGATCGTTCCTCATCCCACACCAGCCCATCTATGGCCGCACTGAACCCGATCTCCAGATCAGTGGCGTGCACCTTCAGGCAGGATTCCCCAGGAGTGAGCATGACATGGGAAAGGATCGGCATCGACGTTGACCGCTTAGATGCTATGGCGGCACAGCGATTCAGTACGTTTGAAAGTTCTTTTTGTGGTACGTGGAATTTCATGGTGGCTCCTATTTTGCGTTGTGGTATTTGCCCTGGTAGCGAGTGCGGTCAGATTCGGTCGGTGCTTGGTAATCAGGATCTGATGCGATGATCCGGCTGCCGGGAAACATCTGCTTGGCATCCAGAAAGCGGGCGGCTAGATCCTGATCAGCTCCGAGCGTTTTTACGTGGGCGATTTCTTTAGAGTCGAAAACGATTTCGCCCAGGGCAACCAGACGGGCATACTCGGAAACGTTATCGGTGACAGTGAGACGGCGGCCATCCTTTGCGGTGTAGGTGGTGGCTGTTCTGGTGAGCAGCTCGCCCGGCTGTTCGGTCTCGGCAGCAGGAGCAACTACGGACGCTCCAGAATTGTCCTGAACACGGGGGAGGCTTGCAGGGGTGTCCGGTTTATCCGATACGGAGAAGACCGGCGGCAATCCTGCCAGAATCCATTCACGGATATTGAGGCCAGCTTTGAAGGCATCGCCCGGATCTTTTCCGACCGGTACCGGCCAGCGCTCTGCCTGCGGGAAATGTTTTTTCCACCAGATGGAGGCGTTCATCCCAGCATCGTCACTATCAAGGGCCACCAGGATGGAGAGCGAACTGGACAAAGCGGTTGCCGCGAAGGCATCCGGCTTTGCCGTGCTGTTACCCTGGGAGACCGCCCCGATCAGATCACTGGCCAGATGATGCACCAGGAGAGCATCAAGCTCACTTTCGACTACGACAAAAGCACGGGAATCGGCACCGAGAACCATGGGGGCCATGTTGCTTCCAGGCACCAGGTAATATCTTGGCTCCCCTTCCGGTCTTCTGATCCGGATGCGCTGCAGCGTGCCGTCGATGTAGTAAGGAATCGTGAGTCCGATTGGCAGCCAGAGTTTCTTTTTGGTTTTGCCATCTTCCTTCAGGACGGTATCGAGTCCCCAGGCTTCACGGGCACGGTACAGATCTTTTCCATTTTCACCGGCGTTCCAGCCGAGTCGGTACGCTTTTACGGCTTCGATAGACAATCCTCGGGAGGCAAGCCAAACCATCTGCATATCGTTTGCAAGGAGCTGCTCATGGGACCAGTCAACCAGTTTAGTGGCGTGCTCGATCCACAAGTCGGAAGCGGCAACGGTTGCGCGGGGTGTGAATGATTCGGCAGCGGTAGCTGGACGTTTGAATTTTGGAGCCTGGTACTCTTCCTGCTCGCTGATCTCTTTGCCGACTTCCTTACAGGCGGCAGGAAACGACAGCCCTTCGATCTTCATCAGGTATTCGATGGCATCTCCACCAAGTCTGCAGGATCGACACCAGAACGTCCCATGGTCGCCCTGTGACGGCCAGATATGGAAGCGGTCGTTACCTCCGCAGCTGGGGCACGGGCCGTGGTATTCGCCACCATGGATGTTGGAAACCCGTTTGTAGGTGCGACCGTTTTGAGCTGCTCTTGATTCGAGATTCATAAACACCCTTCCAGGATGATTGATAGGACTTTAGGACGATGCAGGACGTTTGTTTTTTCGATTGTCCTGCTATATAAAGTCTTTGTTTTTATAGTCTTTTTTATTATTTAGGACTATTAGGACTATTATGTATAAAAGTCTTATCGTCCTGTAGTGGGGTTAAAAGCCCCCCGACTTTCTGCGTTGTCCGTCCTATCGTCCTGATGCATAGATTTTGCTGTTATGTTTCAGCGGTTTAAATAGCAGGACAAACGGAATGCGTCCGTCCTGCTATCGTCCTATTGTCCTGTTATCCGTCCTGCATAACTGCCCCCATACCCTATAGTGAAGCCACAAAAGCTCCGGCCATCATCGTCCTGGTTTATCAAGTTCCTCGGGGTACTGCTGGTGTATCCCCTCTTTCAGCTTCAATCCGAAGTACCGTGTGGTGCCCCCGATCTTCTCTTTGCGGTACTGCTTGTGCAGCATCTCCCCGAACTTCTTCTGCTTGATGCTGTTCTTGCTGCTCACGTTGACCTTGTACCAGCGGGAGAAGATCACATATATGTCGGTGGCGTTGCCTTCGTTACCATCCTTTACATCGCAACACTCTTCTACAAACTGGCTGATGGTATCTTCCTTGAGCCGGTAATCTTCCGTGGCCCCTATGACCTGTTGTGGTGGTTTGAGCCCTTGCTTCTGCCACTCTAGGCATCCACGAACCAACCAGGCTAAGATTCCCGAGGCTTCCGATTTCAGTTTCTCCCGGAGCTGGTCGTCGCGCTGTTTCTGGTTGCGCTTGCTTGGGTCCGGTTCGGCTACAAATGAATACTGGAACGGGATCAGTTTCAGCCGCTGCCAGAAAGCGAAGTCATCACCAGGTGCATGTGGCAGGTTGTTGGTCAGCAGGATCAGTAGATGAGTCGGGTCAAAGTCGATGTAGTCCTTGGCATTGAGGTCACGACCTTTGAGGGTGTCACCACCGGAATACCATTTGACTTGTCCAGGAGAGAAGCGACGGCCTTCATCGGTCTCACTTGCGAAGGCAATACGCAGTCCTTTGAGCGCCATGATGTGGGGAGTTGGTCCCGATGGCGTTGCCGCCCTGCCCTGATCGAGTAGCATTTCTGCCGGGATGGGTCCGCTGATCGGGCCGAGTACATAGCGAAGAGTCTCAACCAGGACGCCTTTTCCGTTTTGCCCCTGTCCGTTGAAGACCAGAAACATGTGCTCTGTGGATAGTCCGGTGATGCCATACCCCAAAGCGCGGCGAATAAATGCGGTGACTTCCAGCCGATGCTGCTCGCGTTCGTCTTCTTGCATCATCGGATCACCATCGAGCGCGCTGGCCAGGAACGATTCAAAGGCGGGGCATGGCTCGTCAATGCCTTTCCATTCATGAGGGGCATACTTCAGGAGGTGATCACCAGGGCGACCTTCACGTAGGACTCCGGTTCTAAGATCAAGCACGCCGTTAGTACAAGTTAGCAGCCAAGGATTGGTATCTAGCTCATCACCTTTGATGGCGATGGGATCTTCTATCCGGTGGCTGTAGGTCAGGCATGCGGTCGCGCCGGAGTTGGAGCGAAGGCGTTTTACCCGGGAGAAGTATGCTTTCTGCAGCTGGAAAGGTTGGTTGGCTTCGTCCCGGATGCCTTCACCACGTAGCCGCTCGATATCTTCTTTGAGTACATAGGCTTCATCCAGGTAGACTTTGGCGACAGATTCGACAGCATGGTAGCGTTCTTCCATGTAGTCGTATTCCCAGTGGTGTCCGACCCACTTGAGCCACTTGTCCAGAGTCTTGTTGTACAGAAACGAACCATGATGCAGGGCAGTGAAGAGCGTTCCGTCTCCCAGCTCGTTGGCTTGAAGGCACTGCTTTATTTTTTCGCTGGTCAAGCGTGGCCCTTCCGGCTTTTCCTTACCGGCCAGCGCAGCCTCTTCAAGGCGCTTGCGTTCTTCGACAGCGGCCTTGATATCAATGACCTTGTTTTCAGTGGATTGATCAGACAAGCGGGGTCTCCAGGGCGGTGAAGTTTTCCTGCCAGTTCTTGATGCTGTCTGGATGGAGTCCTACGATACGAGCAATTTCACGGCGGGCGGCGATGCGATCAGCACCGACACGATCAGCGAAGGCCAGCAGCACGGCGATCAGATAGACCTGCTCGAACTCCAGCTGAGAGGCATGCAATATGGTATTGGTGCGGTTGGTAAAAAACTTTTTGCAGGAGAGGCACGCAACACGGCCCCCTGATCTGAAGGTGGCAGCAGAGCGCTCTGACTTGATCGGATCGCCACAGGCCGGACAGGTGAAAACATTATTAGGATGCAGTTTTGAAAACACCCAGGGAGAAACAACACTCTGACTGAGAGCAAAACCGCTGAAGGTTTCCAGTGCTTCAGCCGGGGTGAATCCGTTTATCTTGCTGTTTCCTTGCGTCATAATCACTCCACTCCAAAAATTTGCAACGGTCCTACTTCCTGATTTCCAATTCCAAAAATTCTTTAGCTAGTGTTTTCTCGCGGGCTTCGCGATCCGTAACCCTTTACTCTCAGAAAGGACCCGCGATTTTCTCATCGCCTTGCCTTTCCGTTCAGACCATACGGTCCATCCAGCAGCTCATGCTTAAAGATCCGGTTCCAGTTGTCGTTGATCTTCGACTGGATGGCGTCCATTGTCTTGGGGTTGACGAAGAGGCTGGCGATGGTAACCACGTTCACTGATCTGATCGTGTCCCTGCCCTTGCCCTTACGGTAGAACACTATCAGGCGTTGAAGGCGCGAGTCGTACTGGATGAATGCGTTGGGGAGGTTCTTCGACTGACCTTTAAGAATCTGGTAGGTCACACCTTGACCAAGGGAGCGGGAAGCGCGCTTCAGTTGCTTGCCCTGTGTCCGGCTGATCACCCTATTCTGGGCAGTCAACTGCTTGGCATTGAAATACATCAGGCTGATTGGCTTGCCTGTCACTGTGATACTGGAGGAAGGATTGTTCCACTGTGGTGGTCGTACCTTCATGAAGGGGTCAAGGTCAGACTTCTTGATTGCATAGTCATTGCGAATGACTGTTGATGCTTCAGTCTTGACCATCTCTGTCATACGCTTGATGGCGCTGGCTGATGCCCTCTGTGCCTGCTTAGCATCGAGTGCCTCGATTACTTCCTTCAGCCCTTCAATACGTAACGATACGAACTCATTTCGTGCCATGACTTCCCCCTTTAGGATGATTGGATGAGATTTCTTTATCCTGAAGGAAGGGAACGGGGGCCGGGAGCGCAACCCCTGAAACCTCTGAGTGCAGCCCTGCGGGCTGTAATGTCTCGGCCAAGGTCTCATTGGGGCATATCATTGGTACACCAGCCCTTCAATCGAGCCAACCATAGCCAGAAACACCTTGGCGCGTGATCGCTCGGTTGTGCAGCCGTACAGATCAGCTATCCATTCCAAACGTTTAGACTCGATCATGGCGTTCAACTCTTCCACCTGGGCAACACCACCGAAATTCAATGGCGCACGATCAGTGACGGATGACACCGAACCCATCTCATCGAAACACGCGCATGGGATCACGCCACATTCTGGGCAGGACGGTATCTCTTTGACCACTTTGGGGGCAGGGACAGGATGGGGGGCGGGCTTCTTGGTTGCCTTCTTGGTAATCTTGATAGCACCAGCCTTGCTGATTGGTTTGCCAGTGTTGGGATCAACACCCAGGACCGATCTTTCATGCTTCCAACACATACCCCGCGCATGGATCACGCTCGAACATCCATCAACGCTACAAATCTTTTTCGCCACAGTGGCCTCCAGATCGATTGTCACAGGGCCACCAAGGCCGCTGCAGCCTTCACAGGCTTTGACTGAATACACATCTTTATAAATATCTGTTTTGCGTGCCCGGTTGATCTCACAGGTACGCTTGCTGATTGAAGCATCAAGGCGATGGCATCTGAAAAGCTCGATCACTTGCCAGCCCTCGAACGCTCGACGTAGTACGCTGTCCAGATATTCTCATCACGATCAACAGCCTGCTTGACCTGATCCCTTACATGGGTTTTCTCATCGATGTGGGCCTGTTTGCTGTCCTGGTCGATTGAACCGACCAAACCCATCACGGCAACGAACAACAACGAGCCTGCGATCACCTGCCATCTTTTGAACTGTTGCTTATGCATGACAACCCTCCAAGCCTCGGAATCTTTCTTCTTCGTAATCCGGACAACCAAACGGGCGCTCCATCAACCAATATTCGATTGCCAACCTGTTCACCAAACCTGCCGTCCGGCATCCTTCCCACTTACAACCCTTACATGGATCAGGTGGAGCCATTACGCCCTCCGTAGTACCCGCATACGCCTTGCAGGCTTTTGGTTGGATTCGGCCATCAAAAAGGCCCGTATATCTTTCGGGAATACACGCCAGCTGGTAGTCTCATCATGGCGGTATGCGGTGATCTCTTCACGGTTGACCCGCTCTTGTAGCCATCGCAACGTAACGTTGCAGGCCACAGCGGCATCACGAAGGGAAATCGGAACCTGTGTCTCGTATGCACAGGCAGCCAGAAGCTTCTCCAGCATTGATTCGATATTTTCAATTCGCTTGTCAGAGTTCATTCCTGGACTCCTTCCTGGTTAAACGCTCAGCAATCAAATCAACAACGGCGGTGGCTATCTTATTTATGTCGCTGTCCGAAATACGGTAGTCCACTTTCAGATATACGCCTTCAGTGTCAAACTCAGAGCCATACACTGTTGCCAATTTTGACAATATTGAATATGAAGGCTCCCTACCGTTTATCAGATTCCAAATAGTTGCCTGTGAGGTGCCAATCCTATTTGCTATCGAGGACTGGCTTTCACCCTGGGCGATCTTCTGTTTTAAAAACTCACGAGCTGTCATTTATTACACCGTAGTATAAATTATTGGTAAAAAAAAGACGGTTCAACACACAACGTCTCGGCAAGCCTCAGAAGCAAAGCACCAGAAGGGGCATGTCTGCCCTTCTCCCAGCTGTTGACTACAGGCGGCTTAACACCTAACAAACGGGCTAATTCCACTTGCTTCATCCGCTTGTCCCATCTTAAATCTATCAGTTTTTGCGCTTTGAATTCCATGGCCTGTTTATGCCACAGTAAAATAATTTAAGTCAACATAATTTTATGTGGTAGTATAAAAAACATGAGCGCCCGGGACTTTATTAAAAAATTGGTAAGAGAAGGTATCTCCCAAACAGAGATTGCCCGTAAGTGCTCTATCAGCAACGGGACGATCACCAAGATCCTTTACTCCGAATCTGAACTCCGGCTCGATACTCTGAAGAAAATAGCGGCAGCTTATTCAATTCCTATTGCGACTTTTTTGTCAGATGTTAATGGGGACTTTAGAACAGCAGAAAGACCAGACACCGCCTCATTCACTGGGACGATAGATAAAGTTCACCAGACCATTGCAGAACAGATTGGTGACGGCTACTCTCCAGAAGTAAAATTGATGGCAGATTACCTAGAAGTAAAAGTCAGGGGCAAAACAAGAGAAGAAAGACTGGCCATGATTGAAGAAATGATGGCCGAAATCAGAGACAAATATAAATAATGAAGGCCGCTGCGTTGCGGCCTTTCTGTTATTTTCTCAGCGGGATCACCAGGGCAGCAATCAGCATTACAATAATTTCAGGTGGCAAACCAGACAATATCAACTTTCGGATCTGATGGAGTTTTACGGTTGGTTTAATTGGCATTTTATAACGCTTGTGGTACATCTGGGCATAATCTTTCATCACAGCTCCCTTAAGCTCATTGAATGAAAGTTTTTTATCATATTACAAAGACAGGATATGTCGTAGGAGGTTAAAAACATGAAAACATTAATAATATTAATAGCTTTGATTGTAACATGCACAACTTCTTTTTCTGCTGATTTAAGAAATGTATCCTGGGGAGATTCAAAGAAAAAAGTGATGGCGATAGAAAAAGTTAAACCGGACTACGTTAAAAAAGATGCATTGGGTTTCAAATCATCATTGGCCGGTATTAAAACCCTAGTTTTGTACAACTTTGAAAACGATAAATTGGTGAACGCAATTATTACAAACTACACAAAACACACCAATACGACTGATTATATTGATGATTACAATACAATGCTTGATCTTCTTTCAAAAAAGTATGGGGCCCCAGATAAAGAGTCAATCGACTGGAAAAATGATTTATACAAAAACGATCCACAACATTGGGGTATGGCCGTGGCCGTAGGGCATTTATCATATTTTTCCGGATGGAAAATACCCAGATCATACATATCATTGATGCTGGATGGTGATCGGTTCGAAGTTAATCAGCGGCTCCTTTACCATGAAAAAAATAGTTTTGAAAAATCAACCGTAAAAAGCGAACAAAATAATATCGATCAACTGTAATCATGGCCATCAAGAACCCCATATTCAAGATCCTGCGCTGTCCAGGGTGCGGGAAGCAGAACTGGCACACCGAACTGCTTCCCACTATCCCACCCTGCCCCAAATGTGGCGCAGCTCCCGCATATTCCACAGACTGGTACATCAAGGTTATTGTTGATGGAAAGCGCCACATTCAAGCCATAGGCCGCCAGAAACAGCACGCAGAATCAGCCCTTAAAAAAGCTGAAGCTGAAATCTTTTACGATACCTATCAGATCAACCAGGAATCCCCCCTGTTGTCCACTGCGATCGCAACCCTGTACGAAGCCCGCTGGAAAAAGAAAAAGGATGGTGAAGGAAGCCGCAGGCGCGCTGAATTGCTTCAGGAGGCAATAGGCGATATCCCCATCAATACCATCGGCAAAAAGCACATGACGCAGCTGGCCAAGGTTCTTGCTGATCGCGGCACCGGAGACACAACCGCCAATAAATACCGCAGCACGTTACGGGCCATCCTCAAATATAATGACCTTTCTTATAAGTTCATCGAGTTCGATCCGGAGACCGAGGGCCGGATCTGTATCATCTCCGACGCCGAAGAGAAACAGATCATTAAAACATTTTCCGAGGTGGACCCGGCAAAACAACGCCGGGGCTTTTATGTTGAAATGCCTGATCTGGTCGTCTGCCTGGTTGATACTGGCATGAGATCAGGGGAGCTGCTCAACCTTCCCCTGGGCGACATAAACTTTGATACCAACATGATCACCATCTGGATCAACAAAACGGACAAACCCCGCAGCATCCACATGACCAAACGCGTCAAGGCGATTCTAAAAAAGAGAGTAAAAAATGAATCTGGGCGGCTGTTTGATATCGATATCTACCAGGTTGACAAATCATGGGAATGGATGCGGAAGAAACTGGGAAGAGAGCAGGACGAAGATTTTGTCCCGTACGTGCTTCGGCACACATCGGTGACGCGGCAGCTGATCGCCGGGGTTGATGTTGTCAGGGTTAAAGAGTGGCACGGCCATAAATCACTATCCACGACAATGCGGTACACACACCTTGCCCCGCATGATCTGAAACAGTCGCTTGACCTACTTGAAAAGCGGAAACCGTCAACCAATCGTCAACAAAAAGCGAAAACTACTGATAAATAAAACTTTTCTATGCCCTTCTAAGCCGTAGGCCGCAGGTTCGAATCCTGCAGGGCGCGCCAATAAAAACAAGGGGTTATCATCAGATAACCCCTCTTTTTTGGCATTAAAAGCCGTTGAAAC